CGAGGTCGACGGCGCGGTCGAGGGCGCGGGCGAGGGCGCGGTCGAGGGCGACGGCGAGGTCGCTTATTTTTTTCAGGTCTGGCGATTCCGCCCGGCACTCGGCGGCAAAACCGCTCCACTCTTCGCCGATGCCCTCAACGGTGAGGGCAAAAAATTCCCACCAAATCCGCATGGTGTCCGCCTCTTCCGGCGTGTTCTCCACGTACCAGACGTGGAAGTCTGCCGCCTCCGCGTCTGTCTCGTGCGCCTCGAAAACCCGGTCGAGCAAGTGCGCGTAAGGAACGGAAAAACCGAACAGTTCAGGGAATTTCGAGTGGTCGCCGTCTGCGAAGCAGCCGACAGAACACGCTTGGCCGCGCTCGTTTTTTTTGTAAGTCCCGCGTGTGAGCATATTTTGTTCCCTGTGCCATTTTGCAAGGGCTACGGCCTCCGCTTTGGTGTGGCGGCAGTTGGTGAAGGCAAGCAATTTTTCCATTGTTTTTATTTTGATTGTGAAAGATAATAAACCGCGAACGCGCCCCGATGCCCGAACATGGATTTAAACGCCTTCATCCGGCTTTCAATCTCATGCCCCTCTTTGCGAAGGTCTGCGATTCGAGAGCGCAAAGCGGCGCAGCCGTAAAGCCGCAGCGCCGTTGGCATATCAATCGAGCCGTGCCGTTTCAGGTGGGCAAGGATAGCCTGTTTTTGTGAGGTTGCTTTTGGCGAGCGGTCGGTCATTTCAAAACGATTTCGGGCTTTTCGGTTGTGTCAAAATAGCCGTCAAAGCCCTGTTTGTGTATATCGGAAACAACTTTAAAGAATGCGTTAATCCCGCTAAGGATTTCGGCGTTCTCAAATGCCGCTATTGCCTCTTCTTCTCCAGCAGCGACAGAATATTTCTGCAAAAATTGCCCACGAAGTTCAAGGGCTTTTTTGTCAAGATTCATAGTGTTGCGTTTTAATTAAATGATGCACAAAGATAAACACACTTTTTTAATTACGCAACAGTTAGGCGAAAATATTTTTTCAGGGCAAGAAAAAAGCCCCGCCCGTGTTTCACGTTCGAGGCTATTAAAACCCCAAAAAACCAAATGAAATTTCTTTAGACAATCTTTAATAGAAAACCCGACCGGGTGCGCTTGTTCACGGCGTGAAGCCGATTCTGGGAAGCGTGTCGGGTCTTATTTAGACCTCTTTGACTTTACAAAAGTAACCCCTTTTTTCAAACCGCCAAATTTTTTTCGGCTAAAAAGCGGTTAAAATCTGTTCACGCGAACGCCTCATAAAAAGCGTTCAAAAACTCAAGAACTGGGCGCTCCGCTCGATACTTGTAATAAGGCTGCCCAACCGTAAAGCCCTGCGATGTGCGGCTGAAATAGCCGTTTCCGAACATGGCCGTAACGTACAGTTGCGCCGCCGATTTTGACAGCCCCGCCGTTTTAGCGATTTCAGGGACGCTGAAAACACCAAGATTGTACGCCTCCACAAGCAGAACAATTTGCCCGGCGCTAAACGTCGGCAACCCCGTCTTTTCAAACGCCCGGCACTTTTCGAGCATCGGCGTAGCCGCGTAGGTGTTTAACTTGCCATAGCCCTTTTCGGTCGGGGCGGAATCGCAGCGCCGCACAAGCCCGGCGCGGACAAAACGTTTCAAGGCGCTGTGCAGCCTTTTGTCTTCGAGGTTGCCGCCCAACTGCTCCGCCGTTTGCGGTGTTGCTGTGAGGTTGGCAAGTATGCCCTTGCGCTTCACGTTGTAGGCGCGTAGGGCGCGGGCGGCTGTTTTTATTTGTTGGTTATTCATATAAATCTTTTCAAAAATTCAATTACAAAAACCGCCCAATCCCAAAGGACGGTTAAAAAATCAGCGTACCAAGTCAGCCCGTCAAAGCCGAACAACAAGCCCACAGCCCACGCAATCGCCAGCCCCTCCAAAATCGTTATCGAAACCATTACCGCCCACGCGAACGGCGCGACCCAAAACCAAAACCACTCCGTGCGCCCGTCGCCGCGATACCAAACGATGTTCGAGCCTTTAAATTCGCGGTGGAGCAATTGCTCCACATGGTACGCGCCCGGCACAAAAGCCGCCCAAACGCGGTAAGGGCGGCCAATCATTGCCCTGTCGAGCGCCTTTGCCCGCGCTGCTGCCGTCTTGCTCGTTATGCCGATTTTCCACCACCACACGAACGGCCAATGCACCATCAAATAAAGGACGTTGCCGCGCTTGCTCATTTCACCCCTCCTTTCATTTTGTCCGCTATTTCTTTGAGCCTGTCGCTTAAAGCCCCGTCTTTGCCTTTTGCCATTTTCGCAATGCGCCGCGCCCAAATACGAAGCGTTATTTTGAAAATCAACTCCTTAATCTTGTCCCACGCCCACGCGAAAGGGGCAAGCATCGGAAGCGGGAAAATGGCAACAGAAATAAGCAAAAGAATCAATACTGCATATGATTTGTTTTTTGAAAATGTCAAAATCGCAATACGCTCTTTTGCTTCTTTAAAAAACGAAGGGCTGAAAAGTAGCGCCGTGCCGATTGCCCACCAGATGAAGAAAATAAGAAAGGTTGTCATTGTTCGGCCTATGTTTCGTTTGATTCGAGCCAATCTTTTGCTGCCAATTCTGGGTTAAGCGCCATCGCCAGCACGTCCATCGCGCCAATTTGACCGCGAATCTCCGGCTTGAACAGTTCGGCGAGGATGTCAGCGGCGGTGGGGGCGAAAACAGCGCCGCTCTTTTCCCAGACGTTTGTGATAAGGCTGTGGCCCATGTGTTTTTTTTCGGAAACCACTCCGCCGACAACAGAAAAATAAATTTCAACCGTTCCAGCGAAATTGACAACGCAGGGGCGCATCGGCTCGCCCATGAACTTCAACCACCAAAACTGCCCCGCCTCCGGCGTGGGCTGCGGGAAGCCCGCGATTTTGAGGCGGACGGCGGTTTCAAATGTGACGATGTTTTTCATTTTTCAAAAACATTTAAGGCGTTTTGCGGCGCGTAGTTCATTAAATCGCTCAAAACGTTGTCAACCTCGCTGCCGAGAAGAGGCAGGTCATTCAAAAGCTTTGCGACTTTGATTCGCGCCTGAAATATGTCCTCGTGAACGCTCGAATAAAGCGCGTCTGATTTCTTTTTAGAGAGTTTCATTTTATCTCTGATTGATAGTTTTGAAAATTGCTAACGCCTCTTGTAAAGAGGCAGCGCCCTCAACCTTTATAGTGTGAAGGTCTGCAACATGAACGGACAATATTCCGTCTTTCCAAACATAAACTATTGGCGGCTTTTCGTTTGGGAAACTTTTTGTAATTGTCATTTTATCCCTGATTATTGACAACGGTATTGCCGTCGCCGTGAATGATAAATTGCTGAATAATGATGTTCCCGCCGTTCGCTCCGACGCTGCCGCCTTCGCTCGGCTGTGCCGGGTGTGCGCCGGGTTGTGGGCTGTCATCGGTTTTGCGGCTAAAAAGCCCCGAAACACAGAACACAAGAGCCAACGCGCCAAGCGGCACAGCAAATACCCACCCGTTCGCCAACAACCATATTTTCAGCCCCGCCGCCCCTGCCGTCACAACCGTTACCGCCAAATAGCCGCCTCCTATCAAAATCGCGGGCGGCGCTGCCAGTTTTACCGCCCAAACCGTCACCTGCGTCACTTCCCCCCACGTCGGAGGCTCAAGCCTTTTCGGTTGCTTTTCGACGTATTCAACGGGCAAGTTTTTAGCCGTCAAATTGGCGTACAGCGCCGCGTTCCATTCCGCCGTTTCGGGGTGCTGTGATTGTGCAAGCCGCTCCACATCGCGCAAAATAACCGCCCTCTCATCGGGCTGCGCCCGGCGAAAATGGTCAATTTCGGCGTTAAGCCATTGCGCGTGTTCGGGTGTCATTTCAATGTTTTAATTTTTAGTGTTCGGAACGTCGTCAAATTCAGCGCCAGCGAAAACCTTTGCCGCGTCTTGAGGCCGTCCCGCCTGTGCCGCGTTTCTCGCTTTCATAGCGCGAAAAGCCTCCAAAATATCGCTGCGGCGCTGCACGTTCGCAAACTTCCAACGGTCGAAATCCGTAGCCGTGTTCTCCCCGTCCGCGCCCCAGACCCACAGAAACACGTTATCCTTCGCATCTGATTTCGTGTGTGCGATGTGCTTGTTTCCGTGCTTTTCGAGCATCAAAAGCGCGTTTTCGTAAAGTTCTACGGTGGCTATCCCAGCGGGCTTGGAAGGGTCGGGCTGCTCGTAAAAAAGCGGCTCTTTTACGTTCGCCCAGTTCACCATGTCCGCCGTCTCGCCCGCTTTCTTGTTTAGCGCGTTGACGATAATCGCCACAACAACGGCGACTAACAAAACGAGAAACATGACGTACTCAACAGGCATTTTCTTTTACCTTTTTTAAGTTAGAACCCCTCTTGAAAAACATTCTTATTCTTGTCAAGAATGACAATAAGGGGGATTTAGCCCCTCCCCCGCCTTTAAAATAGGGGAGCGGCGTTTGATGCTTTTTGCGCCCGCTCGAAACAGATGCAGTAGTGCCGCGCCGTGCTTTCCGAACATCCGACCAAAAGGCCGATTTCTTTCGGCTTTTTGCCCTGCCTCCAAAGCGGCTTTATCGCTTTGGCAAGCGTGACGTTGTGAAGCCCGGTTTGAGAAGGCGAAAGTTTGTAAGCCTTCATCTGCCCCCACTCCTCCGGCGTTATCTCTACGCCTATTTTCGCCGCGCCCCGCTGCTCTGCTACCGTGTCATCGCCCGGCACATACCTAAGCCCTTTGCCGTCGAACACGTTGGGGAAACCTCCGCTTTTGGGCTGAATCCAGTCATTGTCTTTAGGCGCGTCGGCCTTTATGCCATGCCACCAGTCCTGCGGCTCTTTGGCAAACCGCTTGTCCAAAGCCGCCTGTTTTTCAGGGTCGGGCGGGGGCGGAAACACAATAGATTCAACCGCCGCCAAAATATCTTTCAAGACCTGCTTCATAGCAGCCACAAAGATAGGCAACGCTTTTTGTTTGCGCAATAGCAGGGCGCAATTATTTTTCAGGGGAATAAAAAACCCGCCCAACTTGCGTCGAGCGGGCAGCCCCAAAGAATGAAAACAACTTTATTTTTTGGCCTCATTGCCCTGCCAAGCGACAGCACAAGCATACACGCAAGCCGCAAGTAGCAGCGAGGCCACGCCACAAGCAACGTAAAACGGCTTGTCCACGTCAGCGCCGCCCCACAAATGCACCGTTTCGCCCAGCCCGTTTTTGTATTTGTTCTCCCAAATGTCGAACGGCAGAGACCTGACGTTTCCCCACAAAGACGTGTTCGCCCAAATCACGTCAGAGGCAAAGCCGACCGCCTCGACAAACACAAGAGCCAGCAGGTGGGGCAGCCGCGCAAGACCCCGCAACGCCTTAACGCCCTGCAATGCAACGGCGGCAACGCCAAAATAAACGACCGCAATGGGCTTGCCTATAACAGGCAACGCTTGAGCAATGCCGTTGCACCCGATAGCAACGGCAAAATAAAACAACAAGTCCGCCGGGTGAAAGTTCAGGACAAGGTTTTGGGCAAAAACCCGCAAAACAGACGCTTGAGGCGGGTTTTCTTGGTGTTGTGCGGTCTGTTCTTCGGCGTTGCTTGGCGTTGCCAAAACCGTTGCCGTTTCAAAAAGCAACGTTGCTTTTTCGGGCTGCGTTGCTTTTTGTTCTGTTTCGGCGTTGCGATTTTTGCGCTTGTTGATTTTGCAGCGCCAGTCTCGCAACTTTTCAAACGGTATGTCTTTGCAGACGGGCAAAGACTTTATTTCTTCGTTTGTCCAACCGTCTGCGAGCAACCTCATGGCGTGTTGGCGGGTTTCTTTTCCGATTGTGGCCGTGTTTTTCATATCGTTTCAATTTTGATTTTAGCCCCCGCAGCCCGGCACAGGCGTTGTAGCGTGTCGAGCGTCGGGCTGTCGTTTCCGTTCACATAGCGCGACAACTGCGAACGCTTCATGCCCGCTTTGTCGGCAAAGGCTTGAATGGTCGGCAGCCCGTTGGCGCTGGCGATGGTGAGCAGGTCGGAAATAAGCGAAGCGGCCTTGTGTGCCGCTTCGCTGGTTGGTGTGTGGTTCATTTTCGCTCTTCGTTTTTGACAACGATTTCGTTGCCAAACGCTTCTCGGTCTCGGTCGCTGTTCAGAGCGTCGAGCGCGACTTGGAGGGTTTCCCGGACTTCTTCTTCTTTGCGGCCTACTCCCGCGCCCTGAATAGAGATGCCGCTCTCGCGGACTTCGATTGTGATTTCGTCAGTTGGCATGACTTTTATTTTTTAGTGATTGACAGGACAAAGATAAGCGCAACTTTTGGGTTACGCAGTAGGCAAGCGCAATTATTTTTCATATTTTTTCTAACTCGTTGATTTTCAACGCGCTTAATTTTCAAACAGGCATAAAAAAACCCGCACTTGGCGGGCAATGGGCTAATCCAACTTGTTTTTGTAATGCTGGATTATCTTTTCCATCTGTGCGGCGTAGTGCGAGTTTGAATCTTTGTACCCGTCCGGCTTTTGCTGCCACAAACGAAAAAGAACATCGCGCAACCTTTTTGAAAGCGTCTTGCCGCCGCCGATTTCAAGTTCATCGGCTTTCATAGCCTCAAGCGCCTCCCTTTCCTCTTGCCCAAAATTTTCGACTTTGATAGCCACGAAAATAGCGGCGTTTTGAAGGCCAAAAAGTTGCCCGGCTTTTTCAGGCGAAAGTTCTTGCGTACCGATGCGCAGCGTGATTGTCTTGTCCTTGCGCGTCGCCACGCCGTCAACGATTGCGCCGAAAACGATAACGTCTTTCATTTCTCCCTTTCTTTTAGCGCCGCCACTATCTCAACCAATCGCGGGCGGCTTTTTGAAAAATAGATGTGCGCCGTCTGCCCGTATTCGTACTTGCCGGGACGGGGCGAAAGGCGGGTTTCGCGGATTATCGCCTCCAGTTCGGCGATTACTTCATCGCGGGTCATTGAGGGTCGTATTTTTTGAGAAGTTTTTCGGCATCGGCAATCGCGGCAAGCAGCCCTTTGTCAACGCCCGCCGTGCCGCCCGTTGTTTGCGCGGCGTAGGAAAGGTCTTTTAACCCTGTTACCAGTTCGGCGATTTCGGCGGCATTTTGTTTTTGCTGAAAATCTGCGCCAAAAATGAAAGCGTCATATCCGGCGGGCGAACACGGCGTTTTGCCGTTGTTGCCCTTGTCAGTCCCGAAAATCCTTTCGGCTTCTTTGACTACCAAATCTTCCATCGTTTTTTCAATTTTGAGTGTGAGAAAAAACAGGGCGACAAACGTCTTTGCATCTGCCAGCCGCCCTGTAACATTAAAACGCTTCTTGTGTCAAATCAGAACGGCAGCCCGTCGTCGTCAATCGGCGGCTCTTCGCGGGGGAACGGGGCAGCAAAGGCCGCGTTTTGCGATTTCCCGGCTTCGGAGAGTTCAGAGACGGGTTGGGGGGGTGCGGCGGTTTGTGGGCGCGATTGCGGCGCTGAAATAGGGTCTTTCGTCAAGTGCGGCACAACAAGGCGCTGTACTTGCTCAAATAGCCATTCGCCCACGTTGGTAAAGTCGTATTCGGTTTTATTGTTTCTGCCTTCCCATGTGCGGGCGGGAGGCATAGCCTGTAAAAAATCGCTGCTCTGCGAATATGCAAGTTTATCAGCGCCAGAATAGGCAGAAATGCCGATTGAGGATTTCCCGCGCTCATCTGTTCCGGCGTACGGAGAAACGCGAAGTTTTTGATTCGGCGAAAAGAACGGATTTAAAATCCGTTTCAAAACGTCCGTAGTGTAGCGGCTGTCCATTTTTCCCATGTCCAAAATGTATTCGTCGCCCGCGTCAATCATGTGCAAAAAAAGGTGCGTTTCTTCGCCGCCTCCAAAGTCTTTTTGCTCCTTGCGAACATCAATGAGATAGCCGTCGAGCGCCTTGAAAAGTTCGTAATGAGAAGTGCCGCCCGGCTTTTGGCGGCTTTCAAACTTGCGCCCTTTCGCGGATTCGCCCGTAGGGAGTTCTTTCAGCCACTCAAAGAAGTAGGGCGTTCCTTCCTTGTTTGTTTGCCCATTTTCGCGGCTAATTGAAAAGTTGCGGCCAAATTTTGCGCCGCCCGTTGTGGTGTGTGTCGCCATGTTGCGATATTTTAGAAAATGTGAAAAATCAAAACCTGTTTAATCGCATGAAAAATGTTTATCAAGAAACCCGGCAAGGTCATGCCGATACATTACACGGTTTTTAAAGCCGAGAAAATGCGTCTTGCTCCCTTGCGGCCACACATCTACTGTTTTGAAACCCGTCTTTGTGAGCCTCCAATGATAGTCAGATTTCTTTTCAATTTCAAATCCAGCAATGTCGGCCAACGCCTCAATCGCTTCATGGTTTGCCTTCATTCTCTTATCCTTTTCCGCTTTTATTTCAGCGTCAAAGGCGCGAAGGTCTTGTCCAAATTCCGTTCCTTGATTTTTCATTTCAAAACCTGTTTTCAAGCGTGTACCATTCCGGCGGGCGCGGGTTATCCATTGCCCGGTACTTCGCCAAAACCGTCTCCAGCCCTTTGATAAAAGCGGGCAAGTTCTTTACCTTCGTCGCCGTTCTTTCTTCGCTGTAAACCCGCTCAATCTGCGAAAACGGCGCTGTCATCTCAATAACAATATCGGGATAAAAGCAGTCCAGTTCAACCCCTTTTCTAAGCAGCCGATACCCGGCAACGCCTTCAACGATGCACGGGCTGTGCTGATGACTGCAAAGATGCTCCAAAAGCAAGTACATTCCTTTGACGGCATCAGGCTCTAAGAAGTCGTCGCCGTGAAACAGGGGCAAGCCCGTTCGGTCGGCCAAAGCCTTGCCGAGCATCGTTTTGCCCGTCGCCGGGTGTCCTATAATCAGGACGGTTTTTCCGGAAAGGTCGAGCGTGTGGAGGTCGGGGGGTTTCATTGCGGATATAGTTCTACAATAAGTTTAGAAATATAAACCCATCCGAACGCCTCCAAAAAACGAAGGGTTGCAGCGTTGCCCCGAATTGTGATTTCTGGCGGGATTGCCCCGTGCGACGTTTCGCCAAGACGGGATATAAAATCTTCGACCGTTTGCCCCGCCTTGTCAAGTCTTGGCTGAAACAGGTGCAAGTATTCAAACTCCGGGAATGCTTGTTTAAGTGTCATTGTGAATTTGCGTTTTAAAGTTAGTGGAGCGCCCCGAATCGAACGGGAACATCGGCATACGTTCCGACATGGCTACCATTGCCACCATCGCCCCTTAAATTTACCCCCGCCCGGCATTGCGCCGGGCATGAGGGCGACAAACAAAAACAAACACTAATATTTTCTAACTGCCGCCCCATCGGAAACGCTCACATCCGCTCGCGCTTCGTGGGGCTGGGAGTTATTCAATGAAAGATTTTTTGGGAAGGCCGAGCAAGTCGCGCATTTTGTCGCTGCTTTTTTGCTTCGCTTGCAGAAAGGCGGCGCGGGAAATAAGGCGCTGCCGCATCGCTTCGCGGTCGTTAGGTGAGAACTGCCAGAGGCTGAGTTCTTTTTCGCCGTGCTGCGCCCACTCCAAAATCGTCTGTTCGCCCTGCCACTTGTCAAATTCGGTGTCTTGCGCGGCTGGGTAATGAGTGCCGCCGATTGTCAAAAGGATTTCTTCGCTTTCAGCGCGTTCCCAAACAAATGTGGTTTCGATATTCATTTTTCTGTGCGTTTTAATTAAATGATAGGACAAAGATAAACACACTTTTTTAACTACGCAACAGGTTGATGAAAATATTTTCTAACTAACTGATTATCAATGCGATTATTTTTTACAAAACAAAAAACCCCGTTCCGGTATTCACCGAAACGAGGTCGCTATGAAAAGGTAATTCCCTAACGTTACAAAAACCCGAACGCCCGCAAAAGACCGCACACGCCGACACCGAGAAGGGCAATCGAAATGCCCAAAATCCAGCCCTGTTTTCCGGGCGTGGAGTTTCGCCACTCGTTTACCGCCCACTTCACCGCCGCCGCGATTGTGAAGGCAGAGAGGAAGGCCATGATTTTGCGGGTGCGGTTCATTTTGACAAAAACGGCACGTTTGTAAACCAGCCCCTGAAAATCAGAATGAGGACATTGATAATGAGGCCGAGCAAGTTTGTGATGCTTTCGCCGCCCTGAATCCGCTCAACGATTTCAACGCCCTGTGGGTACGCTTGCTCAAGTGCAGCGATTTGTTCGGGTGTCACGCCGGAACGGAACAGCCCGCCGAAAAGCAGGTTGCCCCCGAAAACGAGAATTGCCGCGCCTGAAAACAAAACGATTTTGGATTTCCAGAACGGCTTTTTTTGTGTTTCAACTGTCATTTGTATGTGTTTTAGTTCAACGTTTCAGTTTTGATTCGAGCGCCGACACCCGGCGGTGCAACAGGGTGTTTTCTTTTGTGAGCGTATCGTTTTTGGCGTGACAGCCGCGAAGTTCGGCGCGAAGTTCGCTAATGTCAGCCGCGCATTCTTTGCGCAACTCAAGCCGCTCAATCTTGTTTTCAGCCTCCATTTCGCCCTGCCTCACCCAAAGCCCGACGACCGCGCCGCAAAGCACAAGGACGAAAACAAAAAGGACAACTGTTTCAGTTCGCTGCTTAAACATCCAGTCAACAAACTTTTGCGCGAAATAAAAGGCAATTTGGAACATCGCTTTTTAAACCGCTATTTGAAAAATTCGTGCCGTTTTCTCAATAAAACAGCATTTTTACCAAATAACAACAAAGGAAGCAAAGCCCGGTGTAGCACAGTAATTCCGACCAGTCGCCCACCAACGCCTCTGCCCCCGTCTGCCGCTTAGCCTTGTCGGCCTTCGCCCGCTTGTTTGATGTAGTTACCTGCACCCGCCCGCCCGCTCCCGTGCCGACGTGTTTTGCCTTATAGTTCGACTTGCGTTTCATGCCGGACAAAAATACGGACTAATTTATTATCCACCAGTTTACTGTACTTGTATCTGCTCCCGAACTCGAATTTATCACAAAAGAAGTCGCGTTAGTTATGCTTGCCGAAGGTGCGCTAAGGAAACCCTGCGTTCCGCCCGGCGTGTTGCAAGTGAGGAAAATCGTTGAACCCGTCGCTACTGCCGTTGTGTTCACCGTCACCGTCCCGCCCACCAATGTCGCCGTGCCGACGGACGCATTTGAGCCTGTCGCTATCTTGATTTTGTTGCCCGCTGCCAACAGCGCCACATTGCCCGTCACTTCTAATTTGTCTGTCGGAACGGTCGCAGCGCCGAAGCCGAACGCGCCGACGTGGGTAGAATAAGAGTTTGCGCCCGTCTGTTTGATAAACAGGGCATTAGCGTTAGATGTGGCCGACGTTAACGCGCTCCATTTTGAGCCGATTGAAGTTAAGTTTGGGGCAAAAATAATTGCACCTGTCGCGCCGCTTGCGCTGCCTGTTTGGTTTATGGTTGGGGATATTCGTATGTTGTAGAAAGTGGCAGAGCCAGAAGCAACCGAAAAGCTATTTGCAAAGGTTGTAACAGACTTATTGCCGGTTGTCTGTGAAAATGATGTTAAGCCGCCTACATTGATTGTGTTGCCAACAGTCGAGCCTGATACTGTTAGGTTAATATCGCCTGTTGCTGCTGAATTTGTCAGGGAAATATTCCCAGAAGATGTGGTAATGGAGTTTGAACTATACACCATTCCAGTACCGCCGATTACCATGTTCGGCCCGATATTGTTGTCGAACCTTACCATTTCCACTAAAACTTGCCCAGCGCCAATGCCATATATTCTACATCGCGCCAGACGGCTTGCATCGGTTGCGACCTGCCATTCTCCAGTTATCTTTACCATGTCCCGGTTAACGGTCGTGCTGCTCTCGCCCTGAAAGAGAATTGCCCCGCCGTAGCCGTTACCGCCCGCGCCGCTGTCGTTGTTCACCTGAATCGTCAGCGCGTTTTTTACAGAGGTCGTCGCTGTGTGGTTTGCGCTGATAGTGTGCGCCCCGTCGGTCGCTATGCTTTGCCGCGTTATATTGTTCGTCTCGAAATTTAGGGCAAAGTTGTCGTTCGTCCCTATTGTGATTGCGCCGCCCGTTGTGTTGCCGCCGTTGTTTATGTCCCCCGTGCCTGAATTGTTGTCAACATATTCTTTGTCAACGAGGGTTCGGTCGTCGTAATCAGCCGAATAGTCTGCCGCGTACTTGGCAAGCCCGTTGACCTGCATGAAATCGCCCACGCTGCCGTTCAGCGTTACAATCACGCCGCCGTTGCCGACCGACACGGTATTTTCGCCGCCCGAATCCAAAAAGGAGATTGACGCGCCGTTAAAACCTGTCAAAACGCGGCCTCCGGCAGTTGTCCCGGTCGTTATAGAGATGCTCGACCCGTCGCCGCCCTCAAAAAACATATCGTCCACAAGGGAGACCACCGTGCCGTCTGGGACTGTGCCGCTGCCCGAATAAATGCCGTTGCCGTCCGCCACGCCGGGCGGGACACCCGCGCCGCCGTTGCCAATCGCCCCGCCGCCGCCCGTGCTGCCGCCGCCCGGTGTGTCAGGCTCATAGTTCCCGGTGTCATATTCCGGTTCGAGATAATCAAATTCAGTCGCCGTAAACTCGTTTTCTGTCCATTCCCCGTGCAGTTCGTCGCGCACGGTCAGGTATTTGCCGCCCGAAAACCAGTATATCGCGTCGGGGGTGAAACTTTGAATGTAGATAGGCGTTTGCGCCTCAAGTGCGCCCCCGACAATATTGCCCCTGAACACGCGGCGCGGCCTGAATCGGTGCGAAACTGTGCGCTCTGCGAAAAGTTGAGCAATCGGGCGACCCGGCGACGGCAGGGCGCGGGATGCCCAAGCGGTCGTATATTCGTAGTCTGGGTCTGTGAAAAACAGGATTCCGCCCCATTGATTTACGATGTCGCCCGTCAAATCGCCCAAAATGGATTCAGATTCAAGCACTTGCGTGTTGTTCTCTTCGCCCCTTACTTCGTAAAAAACTGCTTTGGGCGCGAACGCCGTGCGGCTTTTTTGAACGACCAAATAAGGGTCTTTCAGCACCCATCCGAGCGAATAGTCCGCGCCGTCCAACACGTTTTCTCCTGTGAAGTTGAAATAATACAACTCGTCAGCGTCAAAAGAAATCTGCAAGTCGCCATACGCGAAAGTTGACGGCGTTCTGAAAAGCAGGTCAAAGGATTCTTGACCCGTCCACGTTTCCCCCGTCGCCGCAACCTCTAATTTTACCGCTATCTGTATCGCTGCCGGGCTGCCGCTCCACGTTATCGAACTGTATTCAAACGTCCCGGTCGGGTTCGGGTAAAAATCTATTGTCCTTTCCGCATATTCGCCGTCAAGCGCGACCGTCAGGTTGAAGACCCCGACGACGACCGAGTTTGCCGGGATGTCTGTGTTTTCAAGTTCCCATTCTATCGTTCCGCTGCATCTTATGTAAGTTGACAGCCCGTTGCCGTAAACGTCCCCGACAAGGTATGTTGGCGCTGAATCGCTCGAAAAAAGCGCGGCTGGCATAAGGTTTTGCAGCGCATTTGCCGTCTGCTTAGCCCGTGTCGCTTTGAGTGCTGTAAGGAACGACACCGTGCCGCCCCGAAGCCTTTTAACGTCATCGCCGCCGCCGACGTTTTGTGACGCAGATAGCGCAAAGTCGGAGGGGGCTGTAATGTCGTAATCATAGGAACGGGCATAGTTATAGTTTTCTCCTGTGCCGTGCGAACGGTGCTCGAACTGCTCGCACTTGAAATAACCGTCAAAGAGCGCGATTTGAGCGTGAAAACGGCGCAGAACATGAGAAATAACGTCATAGCAAGACAGGAACTTGCCGTTGCCCGACACTTGCCCGGTCACGAACGCGCGGTTGTCAACGAAATGCTCCCAGAAGGGGTCGGAGGTCTCGCTGTCGCTTTCAGGGTCGGTCGAAAAGTCGCTGTACCAGTTTATCGCCGTGACAATGAACGGGTCAGATTCCGCGAAGTGCGTAACGACGTGCGGCAACTTCTTTAGGCAACGGGCGATAATTGACACGATTCGGCTTTGCCCCTCATATTTGTCGTACCATTTTGTTTCGCTTGTTATGTCTTGCCGATATTCGTAATTTTTCAGCAGCGCAAGCCCGTCAACCGCCCCTATCACAAACCCGTATGGGAAGTCAAAATCTTCAATGCTTAGTTCCGGCGCGTTGACAACGCCCGCCCAAAAAAACGCCTCGTCTTTGTAGATTATGATTGTGAACCGCCCCTCGCCCGCGCCCGCAAGGTCAGCAATGAGTTGTTCGTGCGTTTCGTCTTGTATCATCATCTCAAACGAGACGCTGCTTCCGAGAACGGGCGCGTAAACGTCCCCGCCGCCCTGATGCCATTGAATTTCGATGCCGCCGCTGCCGAAAACAAACGGTGTGTCATCGCCTTCAAAGGCGCTGTCCCAGATTTCGGCTTTCCATGTAAGCCCGTCCGACCAACTTTTGCTCTCGCTTGCGAAACGTAGTGCCATTTTTATGTGAGCCGTTGTTTTTTGTGTTGCGCCCGCTCCACGACGAAAAGAATGTCGTCGCCGGAAAGCCGCGCAACGAATTCGCCGCCGCCCGCGCCGCCCATTCTGGACATCACTTCGCTGAAAACATCGCGCATTTTGTTTTCAGGCGTAACGATTTCGGGGTTGACCCTTGCGCCGGGATATTCGCCCGCCATGACGAGCCGGGGCGATGTCAAAACGCCGCCTTCGGCAAGCGCGGGTATGCCTATTTTGTTTATTGCCGCGTTGAACAGCCCTGCCGCGATGCCGCCCGCCGCCGCCGCCGCCGCAAGGTTGAAGGGGAACGGAATACTTTGAAGGGCAGACAATGCCGCCCGCGTGACGGCCATTTGAATCCATGCCCTTATGACCTTTGCCGCCGATGCCAGAGCCGCCTTTGCGAAGTCGGCAAGCCCCGCCGCGCCTTCCGCCCCGGCCTTTGCTATGCTGTCTCCCAGCGTTATCATTATCCCGCCTATCAAATCACCATTTTGAATCATGTTTTGGGCAAGCGTCTGCATGGATGCCGAAAGGCCGTCCGTTCCCGCCCGTATGCCCGCGTAGATTGCCGACGCCTGACCCGCCACCGTAAGGTTTTGTTGCATCGCGGACGTGGCGACCATCACGCTTTGCGCTATGCCCTCGTAGGGGTTTTTGATGCTCGCAAGGGTTTCCGGCAGTTCGCTGCCCGGCGCGATTGTCTGCACATCTCCCATACCCTTAAACGCCTTCAAATCCGCCGTCTGCTCTTTTCGCGCTGCGAGTTTTTGCGCTTTGTCAAGTTCTCGGTAACTTTTTGCAAGGTCGTCAACGCCGCCCTTTTCTTTGCCGTACTGTTGAGACACGCCCTTGCTCGCCTCCACCATCGAGCCGTTCGCCTCTATTATTTTTCGCATCGCCTCGTCCGAAGCGTCGAGGGCTGCTTTCTGTTCTTGTATGTTCTTTGCCGTCGTTTGCGCCTGTCTGCCCGCGAATCCCCATGCGTTGCCCATAGAGAGTATGGCGTTTCCGGCTGTTTGCCAGAAAGTGGGGTCGGCATCCTCTTTCATGTTTATTCGCTTTCGGGCGTTTTCCTCAATTTGCGCCATAGCCGCCCGCGCCGTCGCTGCCCTTAGCAGCGAATCGGTGTATTTGTTGTTCGCCATCTCGACATCTGTCACCTTTATTTTTTCGGTGTCGAGGTTGCCGAAATATTCAGGGCTTATCTTTTGCAGTTCAAGCAGGGCGGCTTTTTTGTCGTCGTAGGACGATTTTATGTTCTGAATTACGCCGACCAATTCTTTTGTCCGCGTTGTCTCCGAAACGATGCTTTCAGCCGCCGACTTGCGCACGTTTTCCGCCTGCCTTTGCGCCTGTGCCGCCGCCGACATATCTTTTTGCAGCACAACAAAGGCAGCGGCAAGGGCAAGGACAACGGCAATAGTCGCGCCGATAACGGACGTTTTCATCATCAAGTCCATCGCACGCCATTTCGCCATTAGCGACGGTATCGCTTGCCCTGCAAGGCTTTGCGCCAATACTTTTTGCAATCCCAGATAGGCGAGTTGAAGTTGCCCCACCACCCACACGCCGCCCTGCATAACCTTAAATGCAGGGCCAAGCGTGGCGGCAAAAACAACGACCGCCCCGATGACGCGCTTTGTGTCGTCGTCGAGGGCTTTGAAGGCGGAGGCCATACCGGAAACCCACTCTGAAAAAGAATTGAGCGCACCGGAAATATTAAAAACTCTGTTGATTTCTTCGCCCGTTGAGGCAAGTGCCTGTTGTATAGCGTTTTGGGCGTTCACGATGCTGTTGGCGATACCGCCCTGCGCACGGGGCAAAGCCTCCATGCCCGTCGTCAGTTTGGCGATAAAATCTTCCACAGAAACGCCCATATCGCGCAACATCTCGGCATTGGTCGTGCCGAAAGTGTCTTGCATTACTTTTGCGAGGGCGGGCATATTTTCGAGAATGATGCTAAGGTCTTCCTGCATCAATTTCCCTTTGCCTATCATCTGCGTAAATTGCCGCGTCACGCCGTCGAGTTGGTCGGCTGTTCCGCCGGACAATGCCAAAGCGTTGCCAAGTTGCACGATAATGCCCCGGGCTTCTTCTGCCGACTTTCCGACGGACTGCAAGCGCACAGAACCCCGCACCGCCTGTTCAAAGTCGAGGCCGGGGGCAAGTGCGGCAATGCGCAAGGCTTCGAGTTCCGCCCGCGCCTCTCCGATGCCCCGCCCCGCGTCTTTCATCGTTCCTTCGAGGGCGAAGCGCAAAGATTCCATTTTCCCCGCCGCTTTTATGGACATAACGCCGAACGCGGCAAGGGGTGCGGACAATGCGAGGGAAAGGGAGTTACCGATGCTCGAAAAGGACTGCACAGCCCCGTTCAGCGATTTTTCGGCTTCCTTTATCGCCCTGCTTATCCCCTTTACGTCCGCGCCTATCCTGAAATTTAGGTCGGGTGCTATTGCTGCCATTTTTTTATGCTTGCGGCATTGTTTCGCCTTTGAAAAAGTCTATTTTCTTTGCAATCCTAAGCACGTCCGCCATGTGGCCGCGCTCTTTTGCTATCCTTGCCTCGATTGCCTCCAGCGTGTTTTTGTCGCCGGGTAGCGGGTATAAATCTTCGGGGCGTTTTAGCGAGCCTTTTTTCGTGTGCGGCAAGTAGGAAAAAAAGGCAATCGTTCGGGCGTTTCTCGCTTCTTCGAGCCTGACGCTCTCAAAACCCTTTTGCCTGAAATAAAAATAGCGGGGCGTGGTGTGCCGAAATTCTGTTTCAGACATACCCATCCGCCCCGCCATTTCAAAGAGCCTGTTCCAAAATTCTACCCCGCTTTGCGCCTCGCTTCCCTGTTCGGGTACATCGCCTTTTTTTTTGCGCTGTCGTCGGTCGCAAAAGAGGCTTCGAGCATTTTCATTATCTGCGTGACCACCTCCACGCTGTTGGGCGTTTCGTCTATCAGGTTGGCCGCGTCGCGCGGGGAAAACATTTGTGGGCTGCCCGCTTTTTCGCTGCCGTTCGACAGCGCACAGGCGATTAGGGTAAAGGTGTCGGTAAGGCTGGCCGCGCCCTCGGTGAGCAGGGAAACCGCGCTTTTGCCCGTAAGGGCTTCGTATTCCATCAACGCGCCGTAGCCGAACGCGACCGGGTAATCTTTGCCCGCAAGTTTTATGTGCTGCATATCGTGTGTGTTTTTTTAGAACGTGCCTTTGTACGGCGCACCGCTCCCTTGCAGTGTGCAAGAAAAAGTCATATTGCTTTCCGCGTCCGGGCTGCCGATTTCGAGGGAGGTAAAGTATCCAGAACCGGAAAGTTTCACGTCGCCAGATACGCCCGTGCCGCCTATCCACTCTGTAAATGTTCGGGCTTGCAGCAGGTCGTATGTGCCTGTGGAGGATGTGAACACGCCCAAAGGGTCGTCAAAAGCGACAAGCCCGGCGAAAGAAACCTCGTAAGAGCGAAGCCCCTCCAACAGTTCTCGATGGCCGCCACTGTCTTTTGTGGTTATGTCCCTCGGCTCCATGTTGTAGTTGACCGTAAAGTCGTTTTGGCTCGAATAGGCCGTGCCGGACGCGCCCCCGGTGGCGGAACGAAAGGCAAAAAGTGTGCTGTTTACTATGTTAGTGGTAGGCATGACTGTTATTTTTTACGGTGTTCTGTGTATCCGAACTTGGTAGTCCGTGCTGATTCTGAAAATGTCTTTTTCGGTTTCCATCGTTTGGTTTCGGGTTTCAAACCGGATGCCGTCCACAAAGTATGTCGCGCCGCCCGTCCCCGCCACTGTCACGCTGCCCCTGTATCGGTCTATCGCGCCCCGCACTGCTTCGTCCACTTGTTGCGCCGTGAGCATGGACTTTGCGTAACTGTCAACTTGCACCCGTATCGCGTCCAATGTGCTTGCCCCGGTCTTCGTGTCGCTTGGCTCTACCGCTATTTCTGTTATCCGAACGGCTGGCGGTGTCGCCGCCTGTGGTATTGTGAGCGGGTAGATTCTCGAACCGCCACCCGCGTCTGTTCCGACCAAGCCCGTCACCGTAGCGTCCGCCGCCAAAATCGTGTATAGTATGCCCGAAACGTTTGCCATACTTGCCCGCCGTAGCCCCGGCGAAGGAGGGTTTATTCAGCGTTTTGCCTTGCGAACTTTGCCGCAAAGCGGTTCATGTTTGCTTTCATCCGCGCTATCACGCGGGGCGATGCGGCCACTATCGCGGGTCTGACGAAAGGCTGTGCGGGCGTGTGAATCGTGCCGTATTCGACCATTGCCAGATAGTAGGCATCAAAACGGCTGCGCCCGAACGTCCCTTTGCTCCCTTTTGTCAGTTTCGCGCCGACTATCACCGCGCCTTTTGTCCTTTTCAAGTCCAGCACCCGAAACGAGCGGCTAAGGTTGCCGGGGTGATATGTCGCCACTTTTTGCCCCTCTCCCCGCTTTGCCCGGCTGCCCCGGCTCTTAGAGTATCGGGTGTGTACCTTGCTGCCAAGCGGTGCTTTCAACTGCATTTCAAAAACCATCGGCTGTGCCGAATCTTCCAATATTTCGCGCTGCTCTTTTTCAAAGTTGTACGTCAATTTTTCCAGCGTTTTCACCGCTTGGTTGACCTGCTTTTGCCAATCGGCAGCGTCTATTGTGAGTTGGATTGAGTTAGCCATTTTAGTTGTTAGTCGTTTGCTCTCGCTTGCCCGTTAGATGCGGTTACTACCCAATGCGTCGCACTTATTTTCAGAATTGTGAGCGAGGAAAACGCTCCTGAAGATTCTGCCTAATCGCCACTTCCCGGCACGGTTTCGTCAACATACGCTACCGTATTAAAGCGAGTGAGTGCGATAACGTTAGCCGCGTGGAACTACCTTAATTAGGTTGCCATCAATGCTGACAAACGTGTATTCCGTCCCGACTGGCGAATCTTCGAGCGTCGCCATTATGTGTCCCGCCGCGCCCTCGTTTGTGTAAACCGTCCCGCTTGCGCCGTCCGCCGTGAAGTCTTCCGTTTTTGCGACAACGGTTAATGCGCCGCCGCCGCCAATATCCCCCCCGTCCACATACTTAACCGTGCTGCTTTCCAAAACAGGCAATTTGTCACCGCTTCCCAAAGCGGTGACTTCGGTAAGTTCGGATAAACACGTTGCGAATGTTTTTGCAGCCATTTTTAAGCAATTAAAATGTTCCCGCTGTCGTCGGTCAAAATAAGCCCGTCGTCGTCGGTCAGATAGTCAATTGTTTCTTCTCTCATTTGGCAGGTAAGCACCGTAAAGCGGTCGCGCCCCAAAGTGCCTATGCCTATAATGTCGCAAATCTCAACGCCCCGGTAAAGCACCCGCCATTTTTGTCGCATATTCAGGTTTTCGTCATACCGGATTTCAAAAACGATTTTCCGAAAAGCCGTTTGCTGGTCGGCGCTGTACGTTTCTTTCATGCCCGCGTCCGGCCATTTCACCCGCGCCAAAACGGTAGCGTATTCAGCAAATGTCAAAACCTGCTCGCCCGATGCGTTCCGGCTCTCGGTAACGGACTGGATTGTTATTTCTTCGTCCATCGCCCCGATGGAGGGCAGTATGCGAGACAGGTTTTCCATTTATATCAGGTGCATCCGACGCTTAAAAGCAAGCGAAGCAAAGGAGCGTATTTTCGGGTTGTTCGTGTCGTTTATCGGCATATCTTCCCGATTTTCGTACAGGAAGCCTACCATTAAAAGAATCGAACTTATGATGTCCTCCGGGACGCTTGCCGCGTCCGCGTACCCGGCCAAGTAAACGCAGCGCCAACGGTTCGGGAAATCGCCCGTTGAAGGCCAGTTGGCCGTTGTTTTTTTCACCAAGCGGGGCAATGTCGAAATGCTGTCGAGCGTGTAGTTCGCCGCGTCGTAAGTCTGATAACTGCCGTTCGTGTCGGTGTAGGACAGTACGGGCAGCGTGGACGTGATGAGCGGCGCAACGCCAAGTTCAAACTCTTTGCACGGCGTAAAATCCCAAACTTGCGTGATTGTCTGCGATATTACCGCCGTATCTGTATATTGTTCGTACATCACACGCGCCGCCGAAACTATGTTGGTTATCAGCGCATTGTGCAGCGTAGTCGTTACATTGAGATACGTTTTCGCGTCGGCAAGGCTGACAGGCTCGCTCGCCGGGGCGGTCGTGACCTTCCATGTGGTGCGCTGTGCTATCGTGTCCGCGTGTCCCATTTTTTCGATATTGCTTTTTCTCTGTTTTGAGCGGGCGCAACGGCGACAAAAGACATTGTCCCCTGAATGATGAGGGCTTGCGCCACATCGTTCGGCAAGTCGTATTCAACGCCTTTCTGATATTCGCCCTTTGTCACCGTTGCCCGCACTATCATCACGCTTGCAGAATGGATTTGATTGCGTTCGCGTTGATGAGGTTGGAATCCGTGCGCATCCATCCCATGAAGCCGACGGCGAGCGAATCCCAGTACAGGTAATCGTTGCGCTCAATGCTCACGTCCCGAATTTTGCGAATGACAAATTTCGAGAAGTCGCCGAGGTAAATGTGTTTCGTGGCCGTGATGGGAAGCCCCGTCGAAGGCGTTACCGCTGGCAAGTCGTTGTTGATGTAAATCGGCCAGCCGAGCAGACGGTCAGGCTCGTTCGTGATGATGTTGCCCGGCACGAAAATGTGCGTGGTGTCGGTCGTCAGGTCAAGCGTCCGAAGGTACGCCAGCACGGTTTGGTGCATCATCCAGCCTGTTTTCGGGTTGACTTGGTAGGCGTAGTCAATACTGCTTTGAAACTTGACCAATTCTGCCTTTGTGATTGCGGTCGCGCCCGCCGTTGTTCCCGCGCTGTTGGTGACAGTCGTGGTAAGGCCATACGGCTGGTTTGTTCCCGTGCCGTTCGTCCAAACGCTGTTTGCCTTGCGCCCCAAACGGTTTGCGAGGTTTTCAGAAAGGACGTTTTGAAGCAGCCCAACGCGCTCGTCCTGAATCAGCGAACGGCTCACTTTGATGATGTTGGAATCAATAAGCCAATCGTTGAACAGCACTTGCCCGAACGTCAGGTCGGCCACCGTGCGCTGTGCCGCTTGGTTGGCCGCCGTGTTGATGTTGCCCGTGCTTGCCGTGTCGTCGCCTGTCGGCCACTCCAGCGTTCCGCCGCCCGATGCCGTATCGTCCCACACGGTGCAAAACTGCATCATGTTGGCGTACCATTTCATCATGTTTTCGAGGCGGTTGGAAAACTGCGCTGGCACGAGATACCCGCCCAAACTGTCGGACGTGGTAATCTGCGTGGACGTTCCCCGCGTCTCCAACATCCGCTTTTCTTCGTCGGTGAAGTTGCCATCCGTGCGGATTGGACGGGTTTGATGCCGCCAAAAAACATCTTCGTAAGTGATTTGGCGAGATTCCGAAGTCGTGGAGGTTCTTTCGGGTCGGGCGTGAAATTCTTGCAGCACTTCGTCGGCAAGGCGTTTTTCGAGGGCTTTTTCTGCTTTCATCTCGTTCAGGATGCGGTCGCAGTCTTTGTTTGCCCTCAAAATCTGTTCTTGCACGTCGGAAGGGAACGAGCCGTCCGCGCTGCGCTTCGCCGTAATGTCTTTGAGAGCGGCGAGGTTGTCTGTGTACTCCTTCTGGAGTTGTTCTAAACGTGTCATAATGTTGAGTTTAGGTAATCAAGCCGCCGCTCCAATAGGGCGACTGTAAGTTCTATTTCTGTTTGCGTGTCGTTGCCGTCGTCCCGCTTTTCGGGTAGGGCAACCTCTTTTTGATAGGCTTCGAGGCTTCTTTTTGCCACTGTGGTATCTGGATTGGCCGGGAATGTCACGGGCGAAGCATCGAAAACAATTTCCACGTCAAGCAAAACCCGGTGCTGCTTGTCCGTCCCTTCGCGCTTTTCCCAACTGTCTTTTTTCAGGAAAAAGCCCCAAGATGATTGGTCAATGTCGCCACGCTCCACCGCTTCGCGCAAACTGTCCGCGCTTTTCGGCAGTTCGACTTCGTACCAAAGCCCTTTTTCGTCCACGCCCACGCGGGCTGTGCCGCTTTTGGTGCGCCCCAAAATCTGGTTTGGGTCGTGGTTGAACAAAATCCGAACGTCCGACATATCGGCGTTTTTGAACGCATCGCGCCCCACCTCTTCGGTGAACCAGCCCATGTCGTACACGCTGCCAAAACGGGCGGCGTAGCCGCGAAGCGTCGCGCCTTTTTCGGTTGCCCGAACCTCTACGCCGTTGGCATACGCCCTGCGCTCTATTTCGTTAGTTGCTTGCTTGCGGTTCTCCATTGTCTGTTTCGTTTGTTTCGTTTTCGTCGTCGGTTTCGGGCTGCGCCACTTCTTGCGAGCCATTTTGTTGGTTTTGATATGCCAAAAGAGCGTCCAGCGTGAAAACTTTGTCGCCTTCTTTGCCGGGCAACCTGTCGAGGGTTTCCAGAATCCGCACTTCGTCGGGAGACATCCAGCCGATGCCCGTAGATGGCCCGCCCAAAGCCTGTTTGTAATACTCGCTGCGTGCTTTGGTGTCGCCGCGCAACAGTGCCGCGAAGTTGAACCGGAAAAAATACGATTCGCTCATCCATTCGTCGCGGGTGAGCAGTTTTAGGGTAAATTCCTGTTCTGTCTGCACCGCCCAAGGGCGAAGGCACAAATTGACAAACTGCGTTTGCAGCGTCTCCATGTTGTTGAGCGTGGCGTTGTCGAGTTGCCCCAACATCGGAACGGGAACGCCAAAAATGCGGGCGGACTGGTTGACCTGAAACGAGCGGGTTTCAGACAGCATGGACTTTTGCGGGTCGCTGGTAAATTGCTCGAATTTTACGCCCGCGTCCAGCACCATCACTTTGCCGCTGTTTTTCGTGCCGCCGAACTTGTCGGATATTTTGCGCTCGGCGTTGTCGCGCTGCTCTTTTTTCAGTTCTTGCGGATATACCAACGCACCGGACGGGGTTGCGCCGTTTCCGAACCAATTGTTGCCGTACTTTTCGGCGGCTATGGACGTGCTGATATTGTCACGCTGGAAGTCGGTAACGTCCGCGCCTGTTAACCCGTTGATTGTCAGACCTTTAATGTGAAGGATGTCGCGGGGGAAAAGGACTTCCTCTTTGTACGAATTGCCGACCATGCGGCGAACGACATAGTAAAGCCGTGCATCTTCGCGCTGATAAACCGTAACCGTGTCTTGGTCGAGCAGTTCTAAGTTTGTTGGGCGGCCTATACCGTTGCGGTGAACCTTTGCGAACGCATCGCCAAAACAGGCTTGCAGGAAAAGAGAGTATTTGAAATGGTAGGCGGTGTAAAGGCCGAGGTCGGGCGTTGGGTTTATCCGAACGAGATGGTAAACCGGGTGCGACGTGGCGGGCTTGCTGCCCATGTCCGTCTCCCTGAAAATGCCGAACGGCAAAGAAGCGAGGGTTTTGCAAATCGTGTCAACCGCGCTCCAAATGGCAGGGACAGAAAGGGCTGTCTGTCTGCTTACTGTCACGCCCGCGCCTGTGGTGTAGCCTATCGAGCCGAAATTAGTCCAGCCGTCATTGTACAGCGGCTGCCCGTCGAGGTTGCGCTGCTCCGTTTTGGCGGGCGTTGCATCGGGAAAGAGAATGTTTCGGAGAGCGTGATACCACATTTCGGACAGGTTGCCCAAAATTGCGGCCAAAACGCGGCACCGGCGGGTAGGCTGTACGACTTTCTACTTTTGCAGCCGCACCGTAGCGGACAGCGTTCCCCGTCGTTCGCGGGTGAGCGCATCTTTTAAGGACGTAAGACTTTGAAAACGGCGAAGGCCGAGTGGGAGTTCGCTCTCGGTGCGCTCCCACGCTTCGCGCCGCGAAATTCCCTCCGAAAGGTGCTGCCGATAACGGGCAAAATAGCCGTCGTTCGTTAAGAGTTCGGCGCGGAGTTCAAAGTCTTTGTCTGTCATTCGCTAAAAGTTTGAAAATGCACATACGGAAACCGGACGCGGTGAAACAAAACGCTGAAATACCTGCCAAACAAAAGGGCTTGCACAGATATTCCGGTTGTGTATTTTTGAAGCCGGACAATCATGCCGTAAAAAGTTTAAAAAATTGGGTTGCGGGCAGACTAAACTCAATGCCGTTTTTTTCGACAATAACACGCCACTTGTTTTTTTTGTCTGCAAATTCAGTACCCGAAAACGTGGCAAACGCCGCCGAGCCAGTGGAAAATGGCAACGCAACAATTCCAGACGTAAGGGAAAAATCAAAACGGGCAATAGCAGCAAACTTTTCTCGCTCCCAATTCGATGGCGCTGCCTCCCATTCCATTTGGAAGCATTCCAGCATTGTTTTTTTTGCGCTCATGCCGTTTGCTTTGCCCCGCCTATCAGCCGCACAATGCTTTCAAAGCGGGCGCGGTTGACTTCGAGCAGGTTGTAATGTTCTAAAATATGTGCGCTGGATGCTTCCCATGTTTTGCGTATCAAATCGGGGTCGGTCGTAAATTCGGGCAACGCACATTCCCAGCCTTCTTTCCCGGCGTAGTTTGTCACGCACACGCCGCCCGCCATTGTCGCCTCAATCCACGCGATATTCGATTTCGCGTCGTTGAACTTGCACACCTCCAATGGCTTCCAAAACACATTTCCGCCCGCGCTGCCAAGCGTGGCGAAAAAGTCCAGCACCTCGTCGTAATCCACAAAGTCCACGTTTTCGCCATGCTCCAAATTTGGGTAGTACCCCCAAAACCGCCAACGGTCGTACTTGTCGCGCCATTCTTTGTACCATTCCCGTGCAAAGTCGGCTGTCACGTCGGTGAATTGCGCCGTGCTGCCCCGCCAACAGGCAATGCCCTTGTAAGGGGCGGGATTGTCGGGCAACTGGTTTGGCGTAATGGCGTTCGGTACTTTTACCGCCCTGCCCAAATCGCCCACGCTGTACCTCAACTGCTCGGTGCTTGTCCAAACAAGGTCTGCCATTCCGAAAATATCCCGCATCCTGCCCAAGTGTTTTCGGTAGCCCGATGCCGCAAAGTGGTAGGGCGGCAAATTCCAAATGTCGTCATCGAGGTCACAAATAAGGTAAACGGGCTTTTGGCGCTGCATTTTCTTTACCGTCTCGGCTATTTTCAGGGCGTTGTCGCTCGTTGGCCGGAACATCAACACCGCGTCGGCCTGTAAAATGTCGGAGACGGTCGGTCGGCCTGAATACTGAAAGTCTATGTCTGTTGCGTACTGTGTGCGAAGGATAGACAGGGGCAATGTGTTTCGCCACCACGAAACGCCGTCAAAGTTCCCGGTGTCGTAAACGAGTATTTTAATCATTTTTCAAACTTGTACTGTTTCCACATTTTTTCAAAAAAGGCTTCGGGGTCGGCCTCCCATTCGGCTATCCTTTGCCTGTGCGGATGGTCGTAACCCGCCGCCGCAAAAGCCTCCATGTGGTTGATTAGTTTCTTTTTCATCTGCGCGAACGAGCGGACGGGGAAATGTTCGATGATAAGCCCTTGACAGTCTTTCCCTTCGCCCGTCGTCACCAAGTGGTTGCCGATACAGATTTCTTGCTCTTTTGTGATTCGGCCAAAGCACTTGTGGAACGGGTAAACCAGCCACTTTTTGCCGTTCGGCGCAACATCGAAATATAGCACTTTGAACCAATCGCCCGGCTTCGCTTCGAGCCTTTCGAGGTATTCCGGCACGGTGTCGCCGCCAAAGTGCCAAAATTCGTCCGCGTCCGCCGGGAATATCCACGTCGCGCCGTCGTCAATAGCGCGGTCTTTCAGCCTCCCAATCCTTTCGTGCATGAGGTATGCTTTTTCGGGGTCGCTTTCGAGATAATGCACGATGCCTTTGTGCTGCAAGTATTCTAAAAACTCAAAAGTGCCGTCTGTGCTTCCGTTGTCGCAAACGTAAATTCTCGCGCCCAGTTCGTGCCACCGCGCCACCGACTTTTCGATAATGTCGCCTTCGTCTTTCACCATCATCAAGACAGCAAAATCAATGTGTTCGGTTGTGCCGTTCTTCATCGCCGGGACTGGTGAAAAGTGAGAGAAAGGCAAAAAATGCGGATGCCGTTTTTACCATGATTGCGCCGATTAGGGATTTCATTTTTTGCCGCGTTTTTTTACAACTTCAATAATTCCTTTTGGCTCTAATTCGGGGTTAACTTGAAATATGCCCGGCGGCTGCAAATCAATCACCGCGCAAAACCCATTGCCAACCTTGTCGTCCGGGTCTTGCGTGTGCGAAACATAAAATCCCAACGCCGCGCACATTTCGACAAACGTGCCGCAAGTCCACCGGGTATGGTGTTCGTCCGTGCCGGGGTCTTGGATTTCACCGCTATGCCGGGCAAAGAGCGTGTCGAGCGGGGTAATCAGTTTGCCCTTGTCGGATGGTAAAGCGTCCGGCTGTGGCACGATGATGTAAATGTACTTTCTCGCAATACGCGCCCACTCTTTGAGGGCGGCGATGGGGTCGAAAAAGTGTTCGATAACGTGCGAAGAAATGACAAAATCAAAGGACTTGTCGGCCACAGGGATGTTATCGCCCGGTGCGCAAATGTCAACTGGCATTACCTCTTTGGTGCGGGAAAGGTCGCGCTCGGCGCGCTTGTAAACCGTGTCAAGTTGCGGGTAAAGGTCAACGTTCACCGTGTCGAGGCCAAAGGCGTTGTGCAGCGCGCCGCCAACTTCCAGCCCTTTCAAGCCGTCAAGCAATTGGTGGGCGAGCGCAGATTCTTTAAAATAGGTGCTTTTATAGATTGGCATATCAAATCGTTATGAGTTCTGATTCTTCGTCAAACAGATAACTGCCACTAACGGGCTGTGAAATGCTCTTCAAATAAACATACAGCGCATCCACCATCGCGGCAATCCCGTCTATTTTTTCGCCGGACTTTTTCTTGTCCGGCTTTATGTTGTCCTGTGTGTCGCGGTCAAGGTAGATGTTCCTGAAATTCCACAACAGCACGGGGTTTTCGTCAAGTTCAAATTCCTTTGCCAGTACCGCTTCCTCAATCCATTTGCACGGCGGCGATTGATAGAGAAACAACGGCTTTACAACGTCCATCGGGTAGCCCGCGTCTTTCAAATCGCCCATCATCTGCCATGCGTTCCATTGGTCGTAACCAATCATTTTAATATTGCAAAGCCCTTGCAGTTCCTCAATCTTTGCTTTTATCACCGAATTGTCCACGCTTTCCCCGCCGCGCCCGGTCGTCACCTGCAAAAAACCGTTTTCTGTCCATTCTCGGTATGGCGCTACGTCGTTTCGCTTTGCCACCGTGTTTGCGGGCAGCCAAAACAAGACTTTGCAAATCATCGGCAGGTTTTCGGTTGCCGGGGAAAGTATCGCAAGGGCTGTCAAGTCGTTTGTCGCCGCCAAGTCCAGCCCCAAAAACACGTCCCGCCCATAAAACTCGCTTATGTCAATAGGCCGCATCACGGCCTTTACGTTTTCTTCTGGTATCCAGACCTTCGGGGCATCGAGCCAAAGGTTAAAGTTTTTTGTCAAAACCTGCACCATTGTGCTGCCGCCCTTGTTCACCGCGTCTTGCACCTGTTCCCGCAAATATTGCACCGACGGGGTGCTGCCCAAATTCGGGTTGGCCTTTTTCCAAAGCCTTTCGTCTTTCCAATCGTCGCCCTCGTCGAGGGTAAAAATAAGGGAAAACAAATTGTCTTGCGTTCTCTCCCCTTTTAAAACCATTATTGCGTTTGACCGCTCCACCCGGTAACACGGTGCTTCTTTTTCAAAGCCAGCCGTTGTGATTATCAAAAGCAAGGGGTTGTCACGGCTGCCCATACCCGTCTGCATTACGCCTTTTATTTCGTCAGTTTTGTGGGCGTGGTATTCGTCTATCGTTGCGTTGTGCGGGTTGAGGCCGTCAAGCGTTCCCGCGTCCGCGCTCACTTTCTGGATAAAACTGTCGGTCGGCTTGAATATCACCGAGTTTGCCAGCACGTCTATTTCTTTTCGCAGTGCCGCCGAATCTGCTTTCAGGTAGCGGCACATTTTCTTTACCGCCCTAAACACCATGTTCGCTTGGTCGCGGGTCGTTGCCGCCGTGTAAACTTGCGCCCCTTCTTCGCCCTCCAAAAACCCGGTGTAAATCTGGATGCCAGCCGCAAATTCTGACTTCCCCGCCTTTCGCGCCATTTCGAGGTAACATTGGGTAAACCTTCTTTTGCTGTTTTCTTTCCGCCTCCAACCGAACAGCATCGCCAAAATAAACGCTTGGTTGTCTTGCAGGTTGAACGGCTTTCCGCCAAGACTGCCGGACGTGTGCCGCAATATGGAAAAGAACTTTACCGCGCGGGATGCCTCAAACTCATCAAAATAAAACGGCCAATCTGTTTTTTTTAAGTCCGACAAATGCCGCTCAACGGCCAAGCGGGTCAACTCGCAAACCAACTCGCCGCCCGATTGCACGTTTTTTATGTAGCGTTCGTATTGCTTCAATTTTCTCTTTTGCCTGTCAAAAATTCGGCCATCGGGTCTGTTTCGTCTTTGCCGCCCGGCACTTTGATTGCCATAGCAGAGCGGGGCGTATAGCCAAAGTCTTGCAAGATTCGCAGCATCAAAGCCAACATCTCCTTTTCGATTGCAACGGCGGGGTTTTGCTTGGTTTGACCGCTGTCTGTCTCAAATGTGATACCATTTTCGTCCACTTCTTGCCGGGCTTTCCACCACGTTCCCCATGCGTTGCAATACCTTTCGAGTAGTTCTAAATAGGTATCTGACAGCATTCCGTCGCGTTTCAGCATCGCACAAATGCCGTTCCACTTCACCGCCTGTTCTTTGGTGAAGTAGCGCGGCGGCTTTGGTATTGCGTCGAGCATGGGAAAAGTAATGCGGTCGCGGTGCTTGGTCGCGTTGTACGTCCCCTCGGCTTTGTGTTTTTCGGTAGGCTTCGCGTTTTGACCACCCCTTCCCATATTTTTAGGTTGACTTAAAAAATAGTTTGTTCGCTGGAATTATGTGTGTGGGTC